TAAAGAGCGAATAAAACAAATAATTAAAGAGGAATTGTCCAGCGCTCATCACGAGACTACGCGCACTGAGCAAGAAGACGAAAATGCCCGCGTGCGGCGCCATCTAGATAAAATATCTACGTTAGCATCTCACATGGTTCATCTCTTTGAGGAAGAAAGAGAAGGCGTCCCAGAGTGGATCCAAGAGAAAGTTGCCGTTGCAGCAGCAATGCTACAAACCATCTCGGACTACCAAGAAAATAATGAAAACGAAAAAGTAAGATAAGAAGAAAGCAAGATGTTATGGCGTACCTTATTTCTAAAAGCGAAGTCAAGAAAGAGATTACCAAGTGTGGTAAAGACCCTACTTATTTTTTAAATAATTATGCCAAGATATCGCATCCCGATAAAGGACTTATTCCGTTTAAAACATATGATTTTCAAACAGAACTCCTAAACAACTTCAATGATCACCGTTTCAATATAATTCTCAAGGCGCGCCAATTAGGGATTTCAACTATTACAGCGGGATATGTGGCGTGGCTTATGCTGTTCCGTCGCGAGAAGAATATTCTAGTTGTCGCCACAAAGTTTTCTACTGCCGCTAATTTAGTAAAAAAGGTCAAAGCTTTGATTAAGAACATGCCGGATTGGATCAAGATATCCGATATTTCTGTAGATAACCGAACTGCCTTCGAGCTTACTAACGGATCCCAGATCAAGGCGTCCACTACTTCTGCGGATGCAGGACGCTCAGAAGCGCTTTCCCTTTTGGTTGTAGATGAGGCAGCGCATGTTCCGGATCTAGAAGACATGTGGCGCGCACTTTATCCCACTCTTTCAACCGGCGGCCGTTGCATTGCGCTGTCAACTCCAAATGGCGTTGGGAACTGGTTCCACCAGAATTATGTGGACGCAGAAGAGGGGCGCAATAGTTTCTTCACAACTAAACTACCGTGGGACGTTCATCCCGACAGGGATCAAGAGTGGTTTGAAAAAGAGACACAGAATTTATCACGAAGAGATATAGCACAAGAGCTTGAATGTAACTTCAATATGTCTGGCGAAACAGTCATACATCCGGAGGACATAGAGAAGCTTCTAGCCGCCGTCCAGCCTCCCAGGCACAGAACAGGATTCGATAGGAACTATCATATTTGGGAAGAGTTCCAGTCTGGTATGGAATATTTATTAGTAGCGGACGTGGCCCGCGGTGATGGCAGAGACTATTCAGTTTTTCATGTTATTAAACTGAATACGATGGAAGTGGTCGCTGAGTACCAAGGGAAGCCCAACTTAGATATGTTTGCTGTTTTACTTAATTCGACCGGGAGAGAATACGGCAATTGCATGATTGTAGTAGAGAATAATAATATTGGATTTAGCGTTTTAGAGAAACTAATTGAAATGGAGTATCCCAACATTTATCATTCTATCAAATCTACTCATGAATATATAGATCAAATATCGGCCGAAGCAAGAAGCGGCGCCGTCCCCGGATTTACTACATCCGCCAAAACGCGCCCACTGGTTGTCGCAAAACTAGAAGAATTTATAAGAAATAATATTATTAGCATTTACTCGGCTCGGACGATCAGCGAACTTAAGACATTCGTGTGGGTCGCCGGCAAGCCGCAGGCAATGCGTAGCTACAACGATGACTTGGTAATGAGTCTGGCAATTGCATGCTGGATAAGAGATACCGTCGTAACTGTTTCAAAGAGAGATGCTAAATATGCCAAGGCAATGTTGGATAGCATGATCTACACTAATACAAAAATGAATACTACCATCAAGGGAATGCACGGATATAAGCAATCCGAGATCCACGAGAAGGTTGAGGCAGAAAGGCAGATGCAAAAAGAGTATGCTTGGCTGTATAAAGGATAGAAAAAATGCCCGACAATACAAAGAACCCCGCAAATTCGGAATCTACATTATTTAGGAGATTAACTAAGTTGTTTTCCGGTCCCATAGTGACCCGGAAGACACAAATGATTCGCAACCAAAGACGCCAGGATCTAGACAAATATAGGTTTAAGTCTGCTAGCGGCCAAAACTTCAAGAAGTCGACCTACAACCCTTTTGAAAGTATTAATTCAACGGCTATCGCCAATCAGCAGAGAAACGAAAGGTATGTGGATTTTGACCAGATGGAATATATGCCAGAGCTTGCTTCTGCGTTGGATATTTATGCCGATGAAATGACTACTTCTACGTCTTTTGAAGAAATGCTGAGAATAAAGTGCCCCAACGAGGAAATAAAGTCTGTCTTAGACACTCTCTTTCGTAGTGTTTTGAACGTGGACTTCAACCTTTTTGGGTGGTGTCGCACCATGTGCAAATACGGGGACATGTTTTTGTATCTAGATCTGGATGAGGGCGTCGGTGTCAAAAGCGTCATTGGACTGCCCACAGCAGAAGTGGAGCGACTCGAAGGAGAAGATCCTACCAACCCTAATTACGTACAGTTCCAATGGAATAGCGGGGGCATCACGTTTGAAAATTGGCAGATGGCCCACTTTAGAATTCTTGGGAATGACAAATATACTCCTTATGGATCCTCTATCTTGGAGCCGGCCCGAAGAATCTGGCGCCAACTGGTTCTCCTAGAAGATGCGATGATGGCATACCGTGTGGTACGCTCACCAGAGCGACGAGTTTTCTATATTGATGTGGGCGCGATTGCGCCCGAGGATGTAGAACAGTATATGCAAAAAATCATCACTCAAATGAAACGAAATCAAGTGATAGATCAAGATACGGGAAGAGTAGATCTGAGATATAATCCCATGAGTATTGAAGAAGATTACTTTTTGCCAGTAAGAGGAGGCGCGAGCAACACTAAGATTGAATCCCTTCCGGGTGGCACATATACCGGTGATATAGATGACGTGAAGTATTTGAGAGATAAGCTTTTTTCTGCTATTAAGATTCCTCCGGAGTATCTTTCCAGGGGCGAAGGCGGAACTGAAGATAAAACTACTTTGGCTCAAAAAGATATTCGGTTCTCTAGAACTGTTCAGAGATTACAGCGCGCCGTCTTATCGGAGTTGGAAAAAATAGGTATTATTCACTTATATACGCTGGGGTTTCGGGGCGATGATTTGATTTCTTTTGATTTACTCCTGAATAACCCATCAAAAATTGCCGAGCTTCAAGAATTGGAACAGTGGAGAACTAGGTTCGATGCGGCCTCAGCTGCCACTGAGGGGTATTTTTCGAAGAGGTGGATTGCGCAGAAGGTGTTTGGTATGACAGATGATGATTTCTTGCGGAATCAAAGAGAAATGTTTACTGACCGTAAAATGCAAGCCCTTATGGATACAGCAGCAGAAATGGGCACACCCGGAGCTGCTGGCGGAGGCATGGGGGGAGGCATGGAAGGCGATATGGGTATGGAAGGCGATATGGGCATGGAAGGCATGGAAGGCGATATGGGTATGGAAGGCGACATGGGAATGGGCGAAGAGACACCAGAGGCACCAGGCGCAGAGCCCCCCGCAGAAGAAGGCCCCGGCCCCACCGAAGAGGAAGGTCCACTTCTGAGCGCCCCGCCCGGTAAGAGAGATGACGATATTCACCATTATGAGAAAAGTTCATACAAGATGAAGGATGTAGATAGACGTAAAATGGGCGCCCGCCGGCGCAATATGCTCGCAAAGGCATCTAGAGAGAAGGGAAAAAATACAAAGCGCAATGTTTGGCAAGGCGCTACTGATTTATTTCCTGGCACAGAAGAACTATTTAGCTTGGGAAATGGCATTGCGGAAGATGTGGATAATAATTATAGGGCGGAAGAAGAGAAGATATTCGAAGTTAAAAATTCTCAACATGAAATAAAAATGCTTATTGAGCAATTGGAGAAGAAGGAAAATGGCAAAGACGCACAAGAGTAAACACAATAAGAAAAGAAATACCGCTTTTCTTTACGAGGTGCTAATTCAAGATATTACACGAAGCGTAGTGAGCGGTGATCAGAGTCGAAAGAAAGTTGCCCTGGGAATATGTAAAGAATTTTTCAGCAAAGGAACCATTCTGAATGCCGAAAAAGAATTATATGCTAGCCTTACGGAGTGCAGCGGCCTCGAAGATCATACTGTCGAGAAGGTGCTCGCAGAGGCCAAGAAAGAATACGCTGCTTTGGACAAGAAAG